ATTTCCTCTCCCGTACAAGTCGGTTCTTTGACAGACTGGTCAAAAATTTCCTCCTCTAAACATGGATTTAGAGCGGTGAAAACTGATGGTACTCTGTGGGTTTGGGGGCAGAATAATGTAGGTCAGTTGGGTATCGGCACGGTTGTTACTACTTCCTCTCCCGTACAAGTCGGTTCTCTTACCGATTGGTCCCACGGCGGACAGGGTCCCAACAACACCAATGTAATGCTTATTAAAACGGATGGAACACTTTGGGGCATGGGCAGCAACGACGACGGCGCGCTTGGGGATGGTACCGTTGTCTTCCGGTCTAGTCCTGTACAGGTAGGAACTCTGAAGCATTGGCATAGTGTGGCAACTTCAGGACTGAACACTGTAGCGGTTCAAACCAATGGGACTCTGTGGTCTTGGGGATCGAACTATAAAGGATTAAGCGGCCGCGGTACGGAAAATGTCAAAGCATCCAGCCCCATACAAGTTGGGACACTGACAACATGGGCAGAAACCTTTGCCATGTCCATGGGTTTAGGTGCCATCAAGGGATCAGCACCGTGATATTCTTAGCATCACTTCCCCGTAGCGGCTCAACGCTTCTCACCTCGATCTTGAACCAGCGACCAGATGTATACGCAACACCCACCTCCAACCTATGCGACACCATGGGCGCAACTGTAAAGGTGTGGGAACAAGACCCAACCACCAAGGCTAGTGAGGGGCAGAAGGAAGACATCATTCGTATCCTCAAGGGCATACAGGATAGCCGCTACGATACGGACAAGTTGGTGTTCGATAAGGGAAGAGGATGGCCCGCTCCACAGATTATGAAGACCATGATGGAAGTGCAGGGTGATGTTAAAATTATAGCTGCTGTACGACCTGTTGCTGAGTGTTTAGCGTCCTTTGCTAAATTAATGAAGCCGGATAACGTAACAGATTTCTGTAAGCGTGGAGAATTAGCTATTCATCTGTTTAATTCTTATCAAGTTCTTAAAAACGGATATGAAGAATATCCCGATAACTTCCTCTTTATTGAATACGAGGATTTAGTAGATAACCCAGCACATGAACTGAACCGAATTGAGCAATGGGTTGGACTAAGCCATTACGATTATGACTTTGATAATATCATTGATAGCAAAGAAATAGATGAGGCTTGGGGTATTAAAGACCTTCACAAAGTTCGTGGGAAAATCAAAAAACGACAGTACTCAGCCAAACATATTCTCGGCCAAAGTCTGTGGAACTTTTATCAAGGTGGTGAGTTCTGGAATGATAAACCAGAACCAGAGAAACAGAAGCTGCCGATAACATATCAGCATGATGCTCTTATGGCTGGAGACTTTGAGAAATCCAAACGCTTAGCTTATAGGAATCTCTCCCTTTATCCAGATGATAGCGACATTTGTTTTAATGCTGGTTGGGCAAAACTGAGTGACGATGAGGTGGAAGAAGGATATTTTCTGCTAGATAAAGGAAGAGAAACCCTTGTATGGGGTGATCCTCACTGTGGTTCGATTATGCCTCTTTGGGATGGCGAAGAGAATGCAACAGTTTTATTGCGTCTAGAACGAGGTCTTGGAGATCAAATACATCAAGTTCGATACGCTCGTGAACTCAAAAAACTAGGTTGTACGGTAGTTGTTTCATGTGGATCATCTTTAGCTGACATACTGCGACACGCTGAAGGGGTGGACGTTGTAGTACAGCATGAAGCAGCTTGTGGTGTGTTACATGATTTCTACCTCCCTGCTATGTCCGCACCGATTCAGCTTGGCTACCAAAATTCGGCAGACATTGATGGCTCTCCGTATATTCCTGCATCAGCAGATATAGTGCCGCATCGCGTTGGTTTGCGGTGGAGTGGTTTACCAGCATATGAACATCAAACTAAGCGCTTGTTTCCCCATGAGCTATTATTTAACACTATGAAAGACAGAGCCTATTGTATCAATTTACAAAAAGACGAGGGAGAAGAGTATTGCCCAGACTGGGTAGAAAAAGTGGATTTATCAACGTGGACAGCAACGGCAGCAGCAATATCTAGCTGTGAGATGATTGTAACTTCTTGTACTTGTATTGCTCATCTTGCCGGGGCTATGGGAGTACCAACAATGATAATCGTTCCTGTAGTACCATATTATTTATGGACCTTACCCGGAATATCAACGCCATATTATGACAGTGTTACATTATTGCGACAGACTGATCCTGATGATTGGCTCGCACCGTTTAAACAATTAGCTGAAATGGTGGTACTTCGTGAAGCAGCTTGATATTATACTTAGAACTTATGATGGGGATAGTGTGCATTCCAGAAGGTTTGATAAGCCCAAGAAGGATATTGTTTGGCGCTGTGTTCGTTCACTTTGTACTGCTATCAAGGCTCTACCAGAGCAGCCTAGCTTAACTATACTGGATGATCATTCCACTGCTGAGACAGTACAATTTTTGCGTAATGAAACAATTTTTCTTGGAAAGAACGCAACAATTCAGACGCTAGAAGGTACAGGTAATAATGCTAGTATGTTAGAGGCTCTTACATTAGCAAAGGAAAGTACTGCCGATTTAGTTTATGTAGTTGAGGACGATTACTTACATTATGAAAATGCTCTAGCGGTGGCTCTAGATACATGGGAAAAATTCAAGCACCGCTGCACCCTTCCTTTTATGGCTATGACGCTAGTTGACTGTCCTTCCAATTATATAGATGAACCAGAAGATCGTAGGGGTTTGCCTAATAATGATAGAGGCGATGGTTCTACTGGTATGATCGTCGGTGGTACAGATCGTCCATGGCGAACTATAGGCCATACAGGGGTTACTTTCTTACTGGAAAAAGGCATCTTGCAAAATTATTGGCAACCATTCAACGAGATAGCTAGATACTGGCCGTATCTTGAGGAGCGTTGCACATTTAATAAATTATGGAATATAGAAGTTGGACTATTTGGACCATTAGTACCGTTGTCGTATCATTTATGGGAAAATCATCCCTTTTATCCAGTAGATGATCTATGGGAAGATAATAACTGTAATTCCAACGAGTTACTGGCAGCATAGGAGAAATTAAAATGTTATACGCACACGTTGAAGATGGAGTCATAACTTATCGGGGAACACTTCCCAAAACTTGGCGCAATATCTCTGGTTTGAATTTATCGGAGGGTGATGATGCTTATTTGAAAACACTAGGATGGGTTCCTTATGTGGAAGTTTCTGTAGAGTTTGGTGCGGATGAAACGCCGGATGGTGAAGATACAGTGGTCACTAAAACGGAAGTCACTGCAACAGCAAAGAAACGTGCTATGACAGACGATGAAAAAATTAATCGGGATAATAGTGATGCATTAAATGAAATCTTTCGCCTTGAGGCGTTAGAAATTCCCCAACGATTAGCTGAAGCACTTCCTGATGACAGCGGTGGATCGGCGGAAGGTCGGGCATGGTTCAAAGCTAACCGTGCAAAAATTGCTGTAGAACGGGCTAAGTTGAAATAATATATTTGGATTAAATAAAACAATTACACCCTCGCTTAGAGAACCAATTGAAAGGCAAAAACATGAATAAATTTATTATATCTATGGTACTAATTATTTCTATGTGTGTAGCAAGCCAAAGCTTTGCTAACCCTAAAAAAAGTGGGGTTGTTCCTGAACAAGAACACCTTGAAATGTTGTACCCTACTGTTCTTGTAAGGTTAGGTAATGGGTCAGGGTCTGGAACTGTTGTCTATTCTGAACAAAATGAAGAGTTTGATTATGAAAGCTATGTTCTAACTAATTGGCATGTAGTTCAAAACTATGTAAAATTGAACAAAGTCTGGAACTCTGAGAAAAAAGAACATATAGAAACAGAGAATAGGCGTCCTGTAAATATTGATTTATGGGAATATAACAATTTTAGCATAGCGGTAGGAACTATCGGTAGGATTGCTAATATTGTAGCTTATGATAAAAGTAGAGACTTGGCTTTGCTACAGGTAGAAGATACAGAACGTCAGATGCCTCATGTAGCTAAACTATATCCAGAAGATAAAGATGACGGTCCTTGGATTTTTCAAACAGTCTATGCTGTTGGCGCAGGGTTAGGTAAGCCCCCTTTTCCGACTATGGGGTTGCTTTCTGGTTATGGAAAAGATATACATGGTAATGATCTGTATTTGGCAAGTGCCCCTATAATTTTCGGTAACTCAGGAGGTGCTTTGTATGTATATAGTCCTCGTAGAGAATATGAGCTTATAGGAGTTCCAAGTATGGTATCTGCTTATGGTTGGGGAAATGTAGTTACACATATGGCTTGGTCTAGGCCAATATCGGAAATTCGTATTTTTCTAAGGGACGCTGGTTATGGCGTAAAAATCTTAGGGGATGAGCCAGAACAAGAAGAAAAAGAAGAAGATAAATAAGTATAGCACTTGGAGAACATTTTTTTGGGAAAATATAATATGGCAACAAAAGACATAAACTCACAAACTATTATTGAGGTATTGATAGAGCAACGAAATGATACGCTAAATAGGCTTGTTCGTTGTACTGCACTTAATATAGAACTTGAAAAAGAAATAGATATACTTCAACGTGCTAATGAAACTACCAATGAGCAGGAAGTAGAAATAAAGGAATAAACAACATGGCTGTAGGATACGATCAACAAGGATTAGCACAGAGAGCAGCACAGTTAGGCTATCAAGG